AGCCTGAAGGGTCTGATCGGCACCGGCCAGCTGACCGGCGCCAACGACGACGTCAAGACGGCGCTGACCACGTCCAAGGCGACCAAGGCCGAGGATCTGGCCACCGACCTGGGCTTCGCCGCCGGCTTCCGCCAGCAGCTCGACGTGATGAACGCGAGCCTGGATCCGACGAACAACCTGCTGAAGACCTTCACCGACAACGCCAAGGCCATCGGCGACCAGGTCAAGACCAACATCACCGATTGGCGCAGCAAGGCCAGCGAGCTGGGGCTGGCAACCGAGACCGAGCTGACCAGCGCCGCCCGCAAGGGCATCGAGGCGATGATGGGTCTCGGCCCGGCCACCAAGCCGCTGGTGGGCATGGCCGCGGCGACCAAACAGGCCGAGATCGAGTTCGAACAGTTCCGGCCGGCCCTGCTGTCGCTGGGCTACACCACCGGCGAGGTGGCCGAGCTGGCGGCGCGCTACACGAAGAAGCTACAGGACAGCTACGCCGACGCGGTGGCCTACGTGCAGCGGCAGGGTGCCGTCGCCATTGAGGCCCTGATCGCTCCCAACACCAAATCCAGCGCGCTGGACCGGCTGCAGGGGCTGGGCCTCGACCGCACCGATTCCGCCATCAGGGGACTGGCCGGCGTCATCGAGGGCGTGGAGCAGGCGGCAGCCGGCGGGACACTGACGATCGAGGCCGAGCGGACCGCCTTGGGCCGGCTGAACAGCGCACTCTATGACGGCACCATCACCGGTGACCAGTACACCACCATGGTGGGGTACCTGACCCAGGCCTGGCAGGACAGTGCCGACGCCGCCCAGACCGCGGCTGAAAAAGCCAAGGCGCTCGCCTCCTACCAGACCGACATCGCCAGCCGGATGTATGCGGCGCTCGGCGGCAGCCGCGGTGCCGGCTTGATCGCGCTGGACGCCCAGCAGGCGGCAGCCCTGGCTGAAGCCACCGCGGCCGGTTACGACACCACCCGGCTGCGCCTGGTGCAGGCGGCCGAGCGGGGCGCCCAGGCCTTCCAGCTCGCCCAGCAGGACCTGCTGGACGCCTACGACCGCGAGATCGCCGCCAGACAGGAGGTGGTCGACTCCATCCAGTCCGGCGCCATCGCCCTGCTGCAGGCCGCCCAGCAGTTCAAGGATGCCCGCGCCGCCCTGCGCGAAGGCGACGACTCGCCGCTGGCGCCGCGCCAGAAGATCCAGGAGGCGACCGACCGTTTCGACGCCGCCTATGCGGTGCTGCACAATGCCGGCTCCACCGATGCAGACAAGGATACCGCCCGGCAGACCCTGCTCCAGGTCGGTCCCACCCTGGTGGCGCTGGAGAAGGCGGCCAGCGGCGGCACCGCGTCGGTGCTGTTCGACAAGGTGGACAGGGTCTTCGCCGAGCTGGGCGACACCAGCGGGCCGAGCCTCGCCACCGCCACCCATGACCTGCAGGTGGCGCAGGACCAGCTGAAGGAGCTGCAACGCGCCCGGGCCGAGGCCGCCGCGATCGGGCAGCGCCAGCTGGGCAGCCTGTCCGGCCTGCGCGACGTCATGGACCAGAGCTATGCCGTCTGGCAGGCGGCGCTGACGCCGTTGTTGCAGCTGACCAATGGCAACGACAACCGGCCGCATTACAGCGCGCCGGCGGCGGTGCAGTCGGCATGGGACGGGCTGTCGGCCGAACAGCGGCACGGCATCGCCCGCGCCATGGGCTGGGGTGGACAGCTGGACGAGGCCTTCAATCTGTGGCTGGCCACCTCGACCCAGCGCGCCACCACCTTCGGCGCCGACGTCACCGCCATCGCCGGTGGGGGGCGCTACGGCGCTCCGGACGACATCGGCCGCGCCTGGGAGGCGCTGACCCAGGCGCAGCAGCTCGCCGCCGTTCGCGCCGCCGGCTACGACGGCGGGCTGGATGGCGGTCTGAACGCCTGGGTGAAGCTGGGGCACCAGGCCGCCTTCGAGGCGGCGGTGCGGTCGCAGGCCCACGGCGCCGGAGTCCCCGGCTTTGCCACCGGCGGCATTTCCTACGGCCCGCAGCTGGCGTGGGTCTCGGAGGGTGCCCACACAGCGGAGGCCCATGTGCCGCTGCCGGACGGCCGGCGCATCCCGGTGGCGCTCGACCTCCGTCTGCCCGACAGCGACCTGGAGCCGCCGGCACCGCTGGTCTCCTTTCACCGCCCCGACCTCGATGCCGGCGGCGCCGGCGTGGCCGAACTGCTGGAGGCGGTGGAGGGCCTGCGCGACGAGGTCCGCGCCATCGGCCGCGACGCCCTGACCCAACGGGCCCGCATCGGCGCCGATGCCGCCGCCCTGCTGGCCCGCGTCGAGGCGGCCACCGGCGACCTGCCCCGCAAACTCGCCAACACCCGGAGGGCCGCCTGATGAAGGTGCGTCTCGTCGACCTCACCCTGTTCCACCGCCCCAGCGGCCACCGTCACCGGCTGCCGCTGGCCACCTTTCCCGGCTACCAGTCCGGACCGGCCGACGATCCGCCCAACGTCACCTGGCTGCCGCTGGTGACCGCCAGCGCCGACGCGTCGGTGTCGATCGGCAGCCTGGGGGCGGCCGACGGGCAGGCCGAGCTGCGGATCGGCGATCTGGTGCTGCGCAACGAGGCCACCCGCAACCCGGCGCAGCGCTTCGCCACCCTGCAGAACCTCGACACCGGCGCCTGGCTGCGCGTCGCCCTCGATGACCGTCCGCTCAACCTGCTGCTGAGCGGCGACTATGTCATCCAGTCGGTGACCGAGCGGGAGATCAAGGACGGGGCGCCGCTGGCCGAGGCGGTGACCATCTGGACCGCCCGGGCCGGCCAGCCCAAGCCCAAGCGCACCGAGATCGCCCTGCCGATCTACGACTCCCGTCTCGACTACGACACGCCGATCCAGACCGAGCGCTACAAGGGCACCGGCGGCTATGAAGGGCCGGCCGAGCTGAAGGACACGCTGAAGGAGCTTCCGCTCGGGCACTGCCCGATGGCGCGGCCGACCTATCTCGGGATCATCGACGGCTTTCACCGCTGGTCCGTCGGCGGCGGCAAGCCGGTGCAGGATGTTCCCCGGGGCTGGTCCTCCGGTGTCGGGGTCGCGAAGCAGAGCGGCGCCACGCCGGCGGACAACGCGCACTTCACGGTCGACCTCGCCACCGGGATCATCACCACCACGGTGAAGTATGCCGACTTCCGCGTCGAGGTGCTGGGGCGGAAGTTCGCCGGCGTCTACCGCCGGTTCATCGGCGAGCTGATCGCCGCCCTCGCCACCGGTGCCGGGCTGGCGGGCACGGTGGACGTTGCCGGCATGGACGTCGTGCCGCGCACGGTGGGGCTGTTCCTCGCCGCCGGCGACGGCACGACCCACGCCGCCGCCTATGCCAAGTTCGTCGGCAGCGTGCCGCGGGGCGGATGGTATGTCGGCACCGCCGGCCAGCTGGTGGTGACCCGCGTTCCCCGTCCCACCGCCGCGGTGGCAGTCCGGAGCTACAGCACCGCCGCCGGCACCACCACCGGCCTGCAGTATGTCGAGGGGCAGCACAACCCGCCGGCCAAGCAGGTGGTGCTGCGTTGTGCCCACAACCCCAGCCCGTCCAGCAGCGCCGCCACCGACGCCACCGCGGCCGATGCCACCCGCTGGACCCAGGAGTGGGTCGAGGTGCCGTCGGCCACCGATGCGGCGATCGCCTCCGCCTGGGGCGGGGCGGCCAAGGTGGCCACCGTCGAAACCGCCCTGGCCTTCAGCGCCGACGCGGCGGCCGAACTGCCGGCCTGGGTGGCCGAGCTGTCGGCGCCGCCCACCCTCTACGAGCTGCCGGCGCTGGACGGGGCGCCCGGCGTCTGGATCGGCGACACCGTGACGGTGGAGGACGACATCGCCGGCTTTGCCGATGGGGCGCCGGTGGTGGTCTATGGCCGGACCATCGCCGACCGCACCGGCGGCGCCACTCTCTACGTGGCGCGGTGAGCCATGGCCACGGGACTGCTGGCCCACATCAACGAACTGTCGGAACAGGACTGCGACATCACCGGCCCTGCAGCCGATTGGAGCAACACGGCGCCGCTCGATGCGCTGAAGACGCTGCCGCTGGTGGACGCCGCGGTGTCCACCCGGATCGGCAGCCGCAACGCGCCGGTGGTGCTGGAATGGGAGTGGGAGCGGCCGGTCGACCTGACCTATGCCGGGCTCTACCGCACCAACCTGTGGAAGACCGGGCGCATCCGGCTGGAGGCCTTCAAGACCAGTGCGCGGACCTCGCTGGCCTTCACCACCCGATCCGCCGGCGGCATCGACCGCCTGGTGCTGCCCGGCCTCTACGATCCCAAGACCCTGCGCTTCGGTGGCGAGAACACCGTGCTGGGCCAGCTGGGCGCGCGGGAGTTCCTGCGCTATCCGACCAACATCCATGTGGTGATGCCGCTGTGCAGCGCGCAGGTGTTGCGCTGGACGATCTACGGCCCGGCCTACCGCGTGACCGGCAGTCGGCACAGCACCACAGAGCAGGCCTATCGCATCGGCTACGGCTGGGCTGGCGACAGCCTGGCGATCGACCGCCATGCCGGCGCGTCGGCGGACGGCTACCGCCGTGGCGGCAAGGTGACCGAGCTGGCCGGCGGCGGAGTCGCGGTGGAGCCCGGGCGCGGCCGGCGCACCACCACGCTGGACCGCACCGTCAACGAGGCGGGCGATCGCGACCGTCTGTTCGACTTGGTCAACTTCCTCGATGCCGACCGGCCGGCGGTGTGGCTGCCGGACATCGACAGCGCCTTCGACTGCTACCGCTACGGCGGGCTTTTCCAGGTCATCGACGACTTCAGCCAGAAGTACCTGAACGACCTGCACAGCGCCGCCACGATCTCCCTTGGTGAGGTGACGACATGACGACGCTGGCGAGCATGCTGGCGGCAGCCCAGCGGCTGCTGACCTACTACAACGGCGATGAGAAGACGGCGCAGAACCCGGGCGGCCTGACCGGTGTGGGGGGCATGGCCGACAATTGGGATCCCTGCATCCAGGACATCGGCACGGTGGCCACCGGCGTGGGCGATGCGCTGAGCGCCGTGAACGACGGGGCCGCCGCGGTTCATGCGGACCGCATCGTCGCCGACGCGTCGGCGGCCGCGTCGCTGGAGCACCGGCAAGCGGCTGCACAGTCGGCGCTGACGGCGGCCGGCATCGTCCAGCACGTCGATGTTACCGAGATTGCCGGCCTTGCGCCGTGCCTCGACATCCATGGCTCGGGAGCGATGGGCCTTCCGGCCGGTGTCGTCGCCGGCTCGTCCGGCAAATGGGTGATGTCGCCGGCCGGCGTGCTGACCCTTGTTCCGGCCGGAACGGCGCCCATCGACTACGATCCGGTGACCGGGGGTGTGCGTGGGTTGCTGGTGGAATCCTCGCGGACAAATCTCGTGGTGAACAGTGCGGCGCTCGCGACGCAAAGCCTCACGACCAGCGCGCAAACCTACACGCTGAGCTTCTACGGCACCGGATCGGTGACGTTGTCCGGCGCCTATGCGGCGACCGTCAACAGCGCTGGAGGCTATCCGACGCGGACGACGCTGACCTTTACCCCGTCGGCCGGCTCACTGACCCTGACGCCGTCCGGCACCGTCCAGTATGCCCAGCTGGAGGCCGGCTCGGCCGCGACCTCCTACACGCCGACGGCCGGGGGCGGTGTGATTCGCGCGGCCGACCTCAACGCGCTGTTGCTGTCGCGGGTGCCCGGCTGGAACGCTACCGAGGGTACCGTCTTTGTCGACTTCACCCCGGCGGCCAATAGTCCGGCGGGGCAGAACCGCACGGTGGTGAGCATCGACGACGGCACCGTGTCGGGTGCCAGTCTGCAATTGATGCGGTGGGAGGCTAATCAAGGGGTGCTCGCGCGCGTCCTGTCCGGTGGCGTCAACCAAGTGCTCGTCGGGTCCACTCCGGTCGCGAACCTGACCCGGCAAAAGGCCGCGTTCAGTTGGAAGGCCGGGAGCGGGTCATTCAGCCTCAACGGGGCGTCGGTGGCGGAAGCGGTCGCCGGCACCATTCCCACGACATTCACGACGCTGCGGCTCGGCCATTCCGTCGGCGCCGATTACCTCAACGGCTGGATACGCCGGCTGACGGTCTTCCCCCGCTGGCTTGCGCCCGGCACCCGAAACCTGATGACGGCGGCTTGAATGAAAACGATACCCCTGCGCGCGTCTGACGAGGCCGCGCTTGTCGCTGCGTTGCCGATGCTGCGCGGCGTCGATGCCGAAGGCTCGGCCTATTGGATCGAGGCCGGGCCGCTCTGCGACTGCGTCGTGTTCGGCGCGCTGGAGCTGGTGCCGCCGGTGGTCGATCCGGATAGCGGCGATGAGATCGAGGCGGGCGTCCTTGATGAGCGGTGCCACGCCAATTTGCGCGGACCGCGCGCCGGCGCCGACCCCGATGCCTGGGTGGCCGTGCTCGACGCCGCCGCTCCCTTCATCCTGACGGAAGTATTCACGATGCGCCGGAGGTTCGCGCGATGACCCTTTCTGTCGCTGACAAGATGAATGCCGGCCTGATGGGACCGGGGCACGTTGCCGCGCTCGAAGGTGCCATGCCGGCGGCCGGCGGCAAGTACGCCGGGCCGGTGCAAGGGAGTTTCGCCAACGTCACCGACGCCGCGGCGACGGTGATCGACTTCTCGAAAGCGCAGAACTTCGAATGGGCGATGGCCGGGAGCCGGACGCTCGGTCAGCCGATCGGCCTCACGGCCGGGCAGGCGGGCATCCTGTATGTGACGCTCGGCGCCGCGAACGCCGATATCACGGGGCTGCATGCGACCTACAAGCCGGGCCTGCTGGTGGCGTTCACCATCGCCGGTCCGCCCGGTGCCGTCTGGCGCATCCCCTACACGATCCGCAACAGCCAATGGGTGTCGCTCGGTGTGCCCATGCGGGAGGCATGACCATGATGGGCATGATGGACGATGCGGTGATCCGGGTGTCCTTCGACATCGTCGGCGCCGGCGGCGCGGCTGGGCGGGCCGACAACACGTCCGGCGCCGGCGGGCGTGGTGGCGACGGCGATATCGTGCAGTTCGACCTTCTGTTGCCGCTTGGGACGGTGCTCGGCCTCTATGTCGGCACCGGCGCGGTGACCGGATCGGTGGCTCGCGCCGACGGCTGCCCCGATATCGCGCGCGGTGGCATGGCCGGCGACAATGGCCGCAGTGGTGGCGGCGGGCAGCCGTCGGTCGTCCGGATGGGCGGACGGACGCTGGGCGGGTCCGGTGGTGGCGGCGGCGGCGCCGGTGGTGGCGGAACGCCGCCGGCCGATGGCGGGCCGGGCAACTCGTCGGCCGGGTTGCGCTGGGGAGGGTACGCCGACGGCGCCGACAGCAGCGACGGACTGCAGGGTGCCGGAGGCGGCGGTGTCGAGGTGGGGGGCGAGCACGGCCTGGTTCAGAACCAGGGCGGGGCGCGCGGCTCGTCGCTGGTGCCCCCCGGCGCGCTGCCCTTTTCCGGCATTGCCGACCATGCCGCCGGCAAGGGAAGCCCGCCGAACCCTGGATGGTCCGGCGAGCCTGGGAGGATCACGCTCACGGTCCGCGGCGTCGCGACCGTCTTCAACTTCACTGGCACCCCGCAGCAGTTCACCGTGCGGTGACATCCCGCGACAACACTCCAACCCGATCGGTCCGGCGCCACCCGCCGATGCCCCCCACCAAGCCGCCCGGCATGCGCCCGGCGGCATTTTTCATGCGTGAAGGAGTTTCGACCATGCGAGCAATCCCGCAAGCTGCCGTCGACCTGGTGAAGGACGCCGAGGGCCTGCGCCTCACCGCCTACCCGGATCCCGCCACCGGTGGCGCTCCCTGGACGATCGGCTATGGCCACACCGGTCCGGACGTCCAGCCGGGCCTGCGCATCACCGAGGCGCGGGCCGAGCAGCTGCTGCAGGCCGACCTCGATACCGCCGCGGCGGTGGTCGACCGCGCCATCACCGTCGAGCTGACAGACAACCAGCGCGGGGCGCTGGTGTCATTCGTCTTCAATGTAGGGGCCGGCCGGAGGGCCAAGGGCAAGGACGCCGGCAAGGACGGGTTCGTCACCCTGAAGAGCGGCCAGCCTTCCACCCTGCTGCGCAAGCTGAACGTTGGTGATGCTGCCGGCGCAGCGGCCGAGTTCGCCAAATGGACGCGCGGGGCCGGCAAGGTGATGCCCGGCCTGGTCAAGCGTCGCGCGGCCGAGGCGGCGCTGTTCCTGGCGGACGAGGCCCACCCGGTCAGCCGGGTCGCCGAGCTGGCGCCGGCGATGAAGCCGATGGCCAAGTCGGTCAGCGCTGTCAGCGGGGGCGGTGCGCTCGGCCTCGCCGGCGTTGCCGTCCTGCTGGACCAGGCGCGCGACGTCTCGACCGCCATCAAGGGGCTGCTGGAAACGTTGCCGTCGGGGGTAATGGGCTGGGCGGTGGCCACCCTCCTGGGGATGGCGGTGGCGGTGATGCTCTACCGGCGCTGGGATGACCAGCGCAAGGCGGCCTGATGCTGGCCTTTCTCGCCACGGGCTGGGGCCGAGCGGCTGCCGGATTGATCCTCGCCAGCGTGATGCTGGCAGGGATCGCCACCTTCGGCGCGCTTCAGCGCCAAGCTGGGCGGCAGGACGCCGTCCTCGAGTCGACCACGCAGGCACTCCGGAACGCAGAGGTGCGCCATGGGATTGAGGATGATCTGCGCCGGCATCCTGCTGGCGCTGCTGAGCGGCTGCGCGACCAGTGGAGTCGGGACTGAGGGCGGCTGTGCCGCTTTCCGGCCGATTTACACCAGCCGGGCCGACACGCTCACCGACGGCACGGCCGAGCAGCTGCTGGCGCACAATCTGACGGGTGCCCTTTTGTGCGGGTGGGTGCCAGCGCTCTAA